CGCAGATGATGTCGGTGAAACTTCGTCGCTGTCGTCTCATTCGTACCTCCTGTCGGTAAATCTGACACCCTGACCAATAGCCCAGGCTGTTGTGTACTCGATCAGACTTGCCATGCGCTTCACGCTCATCTGCGCGCTGCTTTCGCGAATGTTGACGTATTCGCCTTCAAGCCCGGGCAAAACATCAGTTTCCAGGTTTGTTGCCACTGCATGACCGCTAATCAACAAAACCTTCCATTGTTCCGGTTTTAACCATTTGCCGCACCATTGAACCTGACGAGCGATATCTGCGACCATCGCGTGAAATTTTGCGTTCTGGTCAAGGTTGCGCTTGTAGTCAGTAATGCGGATGGTGACTGGCTTGTCTTTATCGAGTGGTGTTGCGAGGATGGCATTTATTGCAGCTTGCTGTTGTTGCTTAGTTCGGAGGAAGATTGTTTGCTTCATCGAAAATTCTTCTCTTTAATTCCAGCGGCTCTGATAGCTTTCATTACTGCAATTATCGTTTTGTCACGCCCATCCTCATAACCCATCGCATAAGCACCTTCTTCACCATCTTTCCAAAAGTCGTCATTCGATTCGGGCCAGTCGATATCCAGTTCAAAAGCTGCTCGCGATGCCTGCCACGTTTGCCAGTGGCCTTGAACATCGTTCATCACGTATTGACCACCAATATTACCGCTGCCAATTTCATGGTGATTTTCAGGGTAACGGATAAGGTCTGAAGATTCGCCTCCACGTCGCAACCAACTTTCTTCAAACTGCTTTCTTGATTCGTCCATATCACTCTCCATCGATGATTTTTTGGGTCACCAATAATATTTGATAGTCGCCATAATTATCGGTAGCAACGCGCAGAGGACTGAAAACCGTAAAACAAAACCTACTCCCAATATGCGATATCCATTATTCCAGAGAACAAAACTCATCATCAGAAGGAATCCATGAAAAATCGCGACAAGAAATAAACTACAAATAAATGCATTTACCATCGGTACTTACCCCTCGCTCTTAATCCAATAAAAAAGGGCTACTGTGTAAATAGCCCCTGTTATTAGCTCAGTGATGTAGATGGTCATACGTCAGCCCCTTGTGCATATCGTCTGCCACGCGCAGCAGGTGCATTTGATGCTGTGCAAATCTGTCTGGCTTCGTCCTGGTCACATGCAACAAAGTGTCCGTTGCAGAACCGCTGGTAAACCGTACCAAGCGAGCCAAAACGGTTTTTCGTCACAATGATTTCAGCAAATGGCGCGGCGCTACTGTTCTCGTCATATACCGCTTCCCGATAGAGCATGATGATTGAGTCTGCGTCCTGTTCAATGCTTCCAGAATCACGCAAATCTGCGTTTGTCGGGCGTTTGTTTGGTCGCTTCTCAACATCGCGCGAAAGCTGACTTAGGGAGATAACAGGCGTTTTCAGGTCTTTCGCCATCGCTTTTAGACTTCCGGAGATGTGAGCAATTGCGAGGTCGTTGCGATCTGCTTTCGGCTTCTCAATCAGGCCAAGATAATCCGCCATGATGAGTGACAGGTTTGGATTTTCCTGTTTGTGCCGTTCTGCGATTGAGCGAATTTCTTCGACCGATAACCGCGAGGCATCGACTACCCATACATCCAAATCTGCAAGCTGACTCATGCCGTTAGCAACACGCGCCCAGCCTTCGTCATCCATCGATGCAGGGTTTCGCAGCACGCTAACCGACATCCTCCCGGCGTTGGCAATGCTTCGCTCTGCAATCTGCAATGCGCTCATTTCCATCGAGAAAATCAACACTCCGCGCCGGACGTCAGAACCGGGAATAACGCGGCTTGCAACGCCTTCGGCAATCTTCAGCGCCAGTTCGGTTTTACCCATACCAGGACGAGCAGCGATTATCACCAGGTCTTCCGCGTTCATCCCTCCGGTGATGGCATCAAGTTCTTCGATTCCGGTCTTCAGGGTATCTGACTCTTCTCCGTTCCTCAGACGCCTGTCAAGCGTGTCAGTGTAGTCGGTGATGATTTCCCCTAACCGTACAGGTTTAACCTCGTCACGGGGTTTTCTGATGGCTGAAAGACGATTTACAAGCTCATCCATCGCCTGACTCGATGCGTCGATGGTTCCGCTCTGAATTGGTTCGCGCATTTCATCCATGATTTCCAGCACCAGACGGCGGTGATAGTTATCCGCGACCATTCCGGCATATCCCTTCAGGTTTGCGGCACTCGGACAGTTTTTGCTGGTCATCAGGATTGACGTGAAATTCTCCTCTCCGCACGCCTCGGCAACCATCAGCGCGTCGATTAGGTTTCTGTTTCTCGCCTGCTTCCGGATAACTTCGAAGGCTTTCCGGTAGAGCGGAATTGAAAACGCTTCCGGCTCCAGCATTGCCAGAACGTCACTGGCGGTTGGAGTTAATCCACCAATCAGCAGGCCACCGATAACGCTCGCTTCGATATCCTGCCTCATGCAATCCCCCTGTCTGCAAACTTCCCTTCACGAACTCCCGTTAACGAATCTTCTCTCAGCAGGTAATCAAAATCGGCCGTCCAGCCCGTGTCGTTGTCTCCGAAGTAAAACGGCTTGGCCTGATGCACAAACGCCCTGACATACGCTCTGAAACCGTCCACGTTTGGCGTTTTCAGTTGCGGGATGATTTTCTTCAGGCGGCGTTTGCGTTTCTCGTTGACCGCAACAGCATGTGGAAGTCTGTCACCGACTTCGGTGTTGTAGGCGTTCAGGAAGGATTCGTAGTCGATTCGTTCTGCCTTGCGACGTTCAGGTTTAACCTGCCCATCGCCGCCCCCGTTAGGGGGTAAGGGGGTATTTGTATTTATTGTCTTTTGTATATTGTCTTTTGTGTTTAGCTGACTTGGCTTATACCCATTAGCCGACTTAGCTAATGTTTTATTAGCTGTTTTAGCTAATTTTAAGCTGTCCTGGCTAATCCACTGAGAAACCACCTTGTTCACTCCGATTTTCACGCCATCAGCAATGAGGAATTTACGCTCAATAAGCTGGCGCTTGGCAGCGCAAACATGAGTGTGATGAATACCTGTCATGGCTGCTATCTGCGTGTTTGTGAGTCGATCCATCGGCTTATTGAATCCGTATGTCTTGCGCATGATAGCGAGCATCACCTTCAACTGCCGGACGGTTAAATCAGCCATCAGCAGACTGTCGGTAATCTCGTTAGCAACGCGCATGAAACCATCTTCGGTATCTGCCAAGCGATGCTCCACGACCTCCAGTTGAGGCCTGTAATCAGCTAACTTAACGACGCCCATGTTTCACTCCTGCTTTGGCTAGTCTGTAAACACCAACAAGGCGCTCTGCGAACGCCCTGTTATTTGCTGCGGCTACCACTAATCCCTCAGGTGAATCAGGGTGTCGAATCTCTTCTTTTTCCTGGTATTTCTTACGACGTTTTGTCATAATTACTCCTGTGGATTGATCCAGTCTTTCTACATCAGGCCTCAAAACTGTTGCAGCAGTCTTGAGGCTTTTCTTTTGTCAGCACCTTGGCTACTTTCTTTGCCAGTTCCGCCAATTCCTCGTCTTCAACACCCCACTCCAGCACAGCCAGAAGCATGGCCATCTTTGGGATAAAGCTGTCTTTCCATCGCGAAATTTGCGATTCATTAATCCCTAATGCATCAGCAACCTTTCGCTGACCACGTACAGCAATTCGATTCAGGATGTTGCTTGTAATTGCATTCGCTTTCTTGCGAGTACTTGTAAGTTGCATATGTAAGTATTTCCTTAACAAATAAGAAGTTATACGCACCAACTGATGCGCGTTGTATTCCCGCATTTCGGCGGGAATGAGGACCATGACTGTTAAAGAGCGGTGTTACTATTTGTTTTTCTTGTTGCTTGGGAAAGGACGAACTTCCTCTCCAATCACACTGCCATCAGGCTTTACCGTAACCATAATGTTACGGCCTGCCAGAATGGCCTTGCTGATAGCGCACTGGATTACACCAAAGTCACTGGCTGCTTTAGCCTGTCCATGGATTTTGGCGTAATCGGCAAGTGTCATTCGAATCATATGCACTCTCCGTTATTAACCATGAACAAAGAATACTACAGGTATTCAAAGCAATCAATACTCAGGGTATTTTTAGTTTAAGTACCTTAGCTATTAGAATTAAGCTATGGAAAATAAAAAATCACTGACGACAGAACAGCTCGAAGACGCTAAGCGGCTTAAGGCTTTGTATGAGTCAAAAAAGAAAGAATTGGGAATAACCCAATACTCAATCGCTGATGAACTGGGTATCACCCAAGGAGCGGTAGGGCATTATCTTAATGGCAGAAACGCGCTAAACGTTGAGGTTGCATCTGGTTTTGCACGACTGTTGCAAGTCTCAATTGCTGATTTTAGCCAGTCAATTGCTGCCAAGGTTGCAGAACAGGCAGAAAGCCTTAAGAGCGATGCCAACGTAAGGTATGCAGGGGAATACAGAGCAGGAAAGAGGTATCCGGTGTTAAGCAGTATCCAGGCTGGCTCGTGGTGTGAAGCATGCGAACCATACACCATTAAAGACATAGATGTTTGGCTTGAGTCTGACGCGCATATTCAAGGTAATGCGTTTTGGCTTAAAGTGGAAGGTGATTCAATGACGGCACCGGTTGGGTTAAGCATTCCAGAGGGAACATTCGTTCTTTTCGATACCGGAAGGGAGGCGATCAACGGCAGCTTGGTCATAGCAAAACTTTCTGACTCTAACGAAGCAACATTCAAGAAGCTGATAATCGACGGCGGAAATAAATACCTCAAGGGACTTAACCCTGCATGGCCTCTCGTGCCAATCAATGGAAACTGCAAGATTATAGGCGTTGCAATTGAGACAAAACTAAGGCTGGTTTGATCACGCAAGGGGCGCTTATGGTTGGAACCGCTATAGCAAGCTTTTTTGGGATGTTGGCAATCTCGACAATTTACGGCTTAGCGCATGCTTTTATTGCGAAATCTCTATCAGAAAAAATAAGCCAGGCTTGGGCGCATAGATCAGCTCGTTTCATGATTCTGGTGATCATGGCAATACAAGGAATATCTGCATTTATCCTCTATGGATCAAGCTTATACCTATTGTATCAAGGCGCGACATTTACGCCTTACACCAGTGATTACGGAACTCTATACGATGGTAGTGAAGACATCTCTATGGCTTGGATTGTCTTTGGTTTATCTATGGCCGTGTCTGTTGTAGCAGACATCATTAAGGTAATTCTCGTCTTAACCTTCGCTGACTAACCCATAATCCCGGCAGCAATAGCTATCGGGATCCACTTCACATATCCCGCATAAAAAGCACTGAACAAGCAGACACCGAAAAAATAAATATCCTTTGTATTCATTTGCTTATCATTATTTCACCAAAAATAAATACCTTGGGTATTTACACAATAAAATACCTACAGTATTCTTTAGCCATCAGCAGGACGCTGGTAGCCAAACGGAACAGATTGGCAGGCTCTTTAACATTGATGGGATTGTCCCGCCGAAATGCGGGAACCAAAGAGTAGTTGGCTTTGGGGTGACGTGAAGTGCAGCTGCACGACGGCAACCGGAAGATAAGCACCCGGCGCGTCACCGCCAAAGTCAATCATCGGAGGTCAACATGACAGTAGTCATTACATATCTGGCTGACGATAACGCCAGAAATCGCCGCAGAGCACGCAGACAGGCTCAACGTGAACAGGCAATGCAAGAACAGCGACTGGCGCGAAAGATTGCGCTAAAGCTCTCTGGTTGCGTCAGAGCAGACAAAGCAGCATCACTCGGAAGCCTTCGCTGTAAGGAAGAAGATGAACGCAGTGGAAGTATTTGCCTGCCAAACGTAGCTCTTTACGCGGCAGGCTACCGGAAATCAAAACAACTGACAGCGAGATGATAAATTCATTTGCTAATTACTTGTTTTTGCCATGCTTATCCTGAGCGATAAGTTCATCCATAAGGCTGTCTGCCTTCCCGGCAAACCTAATGTAGCACTCATGTCTATAGCTTTCCGGGATAATAAAACGGTCGGTATCAGGATATCCAACAGCAGGAGGCCTTCGAACGAGGAGGCCTTTTTTGAGCAATGAAATTGATTCATGAGCTCCCTTTTCCGTTTGTAGCTGGTTATTAGCGGCTACAGCGAATGCCAAATACGCTCTTTCTCCAAGAGTTAACGAATCAAACAAATCTTGCACATATTTTTCTTCTTTGGATTTGCGCTTCTGAGCAGCGGATACCTCAATTCTTTCAGTCACAGCGTGATAAGCGGAATTAACTACACCGTTAAGCACATAGCTAACGCAGAACAACAGGATGTAATACATCCAATAATGAGGAAGGATTTCTGGATTATGCAGGTTTATCCATTCTTTTACGCTTACCGGCATAACAATAATCAATATGATCAGGATGATTAGCATATGAATCAACTGTTTAAGTGTCATTCCTTGCAGGAAAAAATGCATTAGTTCCTGCCACCATGAGTTGTTCATCGGCGTTTCTCTTTTGCTCTCTGTAGGGGTGAATAGAGTTTATCCGATTTCTCGCTGT